GAAAAGCTGAGACGGGTATGAGACTGATTATAGCCATCGCAATCGCTCTATCCATGGCCTCCTGCTGCCTGACACCGCAACCGGAATACCCAGAAAGCAGGACAATAATGCCTGATACGCTGATTTTAAACAAGATTTAAAAATTTTTAAGTACTTTTGGGGTATGGCAAAAATAGGCGCACCAGCTCATTTTGAGAGTCCTGAAGAGATGGATGAGGCTATCCAAGAATACCTGTTCCCATCTCCGCTAGACACAAATAGATTACCTATTACTATAACAGGGCTAGCCTATCATCTTGGCTTTGAGTCACGTCAGTCTTTTTATGATTACGAAAAAAGGGAAGCGTTCTCTTACATAATAAAAAGGGCTCGCCTTTATGTGGAATCTATGTACGAGTTGCGGTTGCAAGGGGATAAGCCAACCGGGTCAATTTTCGCCCTTAAGAATATGGGATGGACTGACAAGCAGGAGATAGACCAGAAGACCGAGATCAGCGGATCTATGGTCTTTACAGGTATTGAGATGGTAAGACCAGATGCCACAGACCAGGAAATTCCGTCATAACCCCAATTACAAACAGTCTTTGTGCCTCGATCTTCTATACGACCAGGTGACAAAGTATCCGCTTTTTGGGGGTGGTGCTGGCGGCGGCAAGAGCTGGATGGGTTGTGAATGGATAGCCGCAATGTGCCTCAACTTCCCTGGTGTTAGATATTTCATGGGCCGAGAGGAGCTTTCAAGGCTCAAGGACACGACGGTTAAGACCTTCTTTAAGATGTCCAAGTACCATAAGATCGTGGACACATTCCGTTATTACGAGCACTATAGCTCAATCCGGTTCCATAATGGCAGTGAGGTCAGCCTTTTAAACCTGAAATACGAGCCATCAGACCCGATGTTCGAGCGTTACGGGTCCACCGAGTTCACAGGCGGGTTTATAGAAGAGGCTGGCGAGGTTCATTTTAACGCGTTCGACGTGCTTAAGTCACGCGTTGGCCGTCAGATGAATGAGCAGTACAACATCCCTCGTAAGATCCTTTTAACCTGCAACCCAAAGAAAAACTGGCTTTATCACACGTTTTACAAGCCGTGGAAAGATCATCAATTAGAGGCAGGATACGCGTTTATCCAGTCTCTGGCCATTGAAAACAACAAAATCGATAAGGGGTACCTGGAAGCCCTGGATGAGATCAAGAACACGACGCAAAAGATGCGTCTGAAGTACGGGGAATGGGATTATGAAGATGATCCCCTTTCACTGGTGGAGTACGACAACCTGGTAAACATCTTCAGCAATGAATTTGTGCCCGCGGGTAAAAGGTATATAACTGCAGACGTGGCGCGCTTTGGCTCCGATAAAATCATCATCAGAATATGGGACGGCCTACGGGTAATCAAGCGCATACAGCGCGAAAAGCTCAAAATAACCGAAACGGCTGCAGTTATTAAGGATTTGGCCAGGGAATACCGCGTGCCAATGTCCCAGGTTATGGTAGACGAAGATGGCGTGGGCGGCGGCGTTGTCGATATATGCGGATGTAAGGGGTTTGTGGCGCTTTCCAGGCCTCTCCATAATGCCAACTTCGATATGCTCAAGAGCCAGTGCGGGTATCGCTTGGCGGAATTGATAAATAACAACGAGATCTATGAGTCCTGCGAAGATCCAGCCCTAAAAGAGAGGCTTATCGAGGAGCTTGAGCAGCTAAAGCGTAAATCAGAAGGATCGGACAAGAAACAAGCGATAATGCCAAAGGAAAAGATTAAAGATCTGATCGGCCGAAGCCCCGATGATCTGGACACATTCATAATGCGGGCCTGGTTTGAGGTTAAACCGGCAAAATCAGGCGGTCCAATGCACTCTTCATTCCACAAATCATGATAAAAAACGTATTTAAACTGAACGGCAAGCCCATTAACGTGTGCACGTCCTGGGACGACTTCACCTTCGAACAGTATGAGCGGATCCTCGATCTGAAAGACGATGACGTGCCCGAAGTGGTGTCCATCTTAACCGGAGTAGATCGGGAGATCCTGGAAAAGGCGGAGATCTTGGGCCTGGAAAACCTGCTGGAGGCCGCCAGATTCCTTAAAACAGTGCCAAAATGGCCTTTGGCTACCGATAAGATAGGACCATACACCATTCCGCCCAACAAAGCTGGTAAGTTTGAGATCCAGTTTGAATCCCTTGGGCAGTTTGAGGACATGCGTAAGGCAATGGGCAAGTGCGCCACCATCGTGGACCTGACAAAGACCTACCCACTCTTTGTAGCGATATACCTACAGAAGATTTCGGACGGCGTCTACAGCTACTCCAAGGCTGTGGAGATGGTTCCATCAATACGGCGCATGCCTGCCAGGGAGGTGATGGCGCTGGGTAGTTTTTTTTACGCCAAGCTGAGGAGTTTATTGACTGGCACGGCAGACAACTCCCCCAGTCCAACGCCGAGCCCGAAGAAATCGAAGCCGGATTCCAAGAGTTCTACGAAAGGTTCGGGTCTTACGCCTCGATAGACCGGGTTAGCCGGGCCATCAACATACCGGAAGACGTGTTATACACTGACTGGTCCGCCAGGCGATTCTGGTTCAAGCACATCTATCTGGCTTGGGAGTCCCATTATCAGGCGGAGTATCACAAACTTTTAATGGCGAAAAAATAACCCAAATTGCCTATATTTGGGAACATGAGCCATAAAGGGGTAAGATTGCTTATCGAAGACGTAGCCAAGAGCTTGGCGGACGACATGCAGTTTACCTACGCCCGCACGTCTGATTTCAATGTGTTGCGGGATAAACGCTACCCGTTCATTGCGCTGGACCCGCTCACGGCGGTACCGACATACGCGGTTAACAACTCCAGCAACTACGTAAAGAGATGGTCCGCGCAAATGGCGTTCTATCAGTTGGACCATGAGTCCAGCGACCAGACACAATACGCGAAGATCCTCGATGAGATGGACGGCTACGTCGATCAGTTCCTCAACAAGCTGAACCTGTATGCATTCAATAGGGAGGGGGCATCGGAGATCCTCATCACCTCAATCTCTCAGACACCTTTCATCAAGGCCACGGCGGATATCCTAACCGGGTACCTGCTGACGTTCACTATAGAAACGCCTGACGATTTTAATTATTGCGGCCTTGATTGTTGACGTGCTCTCCATATTGTCCGGGTATGGTCAATCTACAGTGGCCCATATCCAGAAGAACCTGGCAGCCACCGGCACAAACGCCACAGGCAAAACATCCAGATCGCTCCGGTTCGAAGTAAAGGAGCAGGACGACAAACAGACGCTCACTGTTATAGGCGCCCGGCGGTTCTTCATGACCGTGGAGACGGGCCGTAAAGCAACGCCACAGTACAGCAATCCCAGTACTGAGTTCGTAGCCGCTATCAAGCAATGGATGGAAGCTAAGGGTATAGAAGGCCCGGCCTATGCCATCGCTAAATCCATCCATCAAAAGGGCACCAAGCTCTTCAGGTCAGGCGGACGAAAGGACATAGTGAGCAGCGTTATCAATCAAAGCCTGTACGACACCATATCTAAAGACTTGCTCCAGCAATTTGCAACCACATATTTAAGCAACACAGTTAAACTATTCGGCAGTGGCAGTAACAATATCTAACAAGCCTATAGGTCACAAGTTATCACTGACTCCCATAGACGCGGAAATAAATGACTTCGCGGGGTTTGCATACGTGACCATGGACGCTACCGTTATAGACGGTCAGTATGTATACATCGAAAGCAACATAGAATCATACAACGGATTTAAACTGGTTGGCAACGTCAGCGGTGACTCATTCAAGATCTATGATCGACTGACGGGATTCTCGATCCCGTCGGTTCAGTCGGTGTACGCCACTGTCTACATCTCAGAACTGGAACACGGCTGGCAGTCCGTACAACTTCCGATTGTGTATGAGATGGAGAGCGACCTATACCCGGTTGACTTGGCCGATCTAGCACTTGGGCGTGAGGTGGGCGCATTCTCCAATGACAATGGTTATACCAGGATAGCAACAAGTGTAGCCAACCTTACCAACTGGGAAAACTTAAACTACATACAGTTAGTAGGAGATGGGCCCCTGGCTGGCATATATCAAATAGTGACCGGGTTTGATTCGTCGCACGTAAACATAGACCTTGCCTACGATGCTTCCTATGATTTCTCCCCGTACAACATTGTAGAGTATAAAAGCAATTACGCAATAAACGTCAATATAATATCTGGATTAATGTCTGGGCATCGGTGGGATGACCGAAAGCCGTCGAGGAACATAAGCACTATTAAGCTAACGCCAGACTCAAACGGCAGGGTAAAGTTCTCAATCGCCGAGATCCTAAAGGGTGACATGAAACTGAGAAATAACACTCTGCTCGACACACTCCCGAACAACCTAGACTTCTACACGCAATTCTATATATCTTACTTTGAATCATACGATGAAGTTGTAGACGGAGAGATAGTTGTACATGAAGGAGACACGACAACAGATAGCTTTGTTGGCCATGCTGTCAACTCAATGATGCCGTTTAAAAGCTTATATCAAAGCTTCATGTCTGATTACATCTATACCTCTGAGTTATCTGCGAGGTGGCTCACGCTTCAGGATGTACCGATAGCAGTTGTTGGATAT